AGTGGAGACATTAACAAATAAATACTTTAATATAATAGATAAATAAAATGGAATTAACAGGAACAATATTACAAATAGGAACAACAAAAGAATACGGATCAAACAACTTTAAAAAAAGAGAATTGGTTTTATCAACAGATGAACAATACCCTCAGAAGATACTGATAGAGTTTGTACAGGATAAATGTCAAGTCTTAGACAAATACAAAAAAGATGATGGTGTAACAATCGGTATTAATATTAAAGGTAGAGAGTGGATAAATCAACAAAATCAAAAAAAATTCTTCAACTCTATACAAGGTTGGAAAATAGAAAAAGCAGAGCTGAAAAAAGAGTTACAATTAGCAGACCAAAACCAAGATAGAGAAAATGACTTTCCATTCTAAAGGATATGATGAACAGTTTGGTAGTTACAAGATAGTATCCAAAATAGAAACTCCAGAGTATTACGATGGTGCAAATGGTTATACTGCAAGAGAAGTAGTAGAGAACTTTGATTTGAATTACAATCTTGGAACTGCTTGTACCTATATACTCCGAGCTTACAAAAAACACGAAACTCCAGAGGGCGACATACAGAAAGCAATCAATCACTTAAAATTTGAACTAGAAAAACTATCCAGATAATGCTCATAAACTTTGAAGATCATTTAGACAAACTTGAACTTATACGAACAGGCAAACTAAATGAAGCACCAAAGATAGGCATTGAGGAAATAGATAGTGTAATTAGATTCAAAAGAAATCTTACTTGTTTTGCAGGACACGCAAACGTAGGAAAGACATCTGTCATCATTTATTTTATGTTGCTCTTTGCTATGAAACATAAGATAAAGTTCTTGGTATTCAGCTCTGAAAATGAACCTCATTCTTTGATTAGAAGATTAATAGAGTTTAAATCCCAGAAACCTATAAACAAACTATCAAAAGAGGAACTTGATAAACATACAGAGTTTGTCTATGAGCATTTTAAATTTATAGATTGTGAACAAAATTATGATTATTTAGATTTACTATCTTTGTGTGAAGTGGTTATGCCACAGTATGACTTTGACTGTTTAATTATTGATCCGATAAACAGTTTAAGAAAGAATAAAGGAATGATGAAGTACAGTAATGCTTTTGAATATTTGTATGAGTGTATGACAGACTTTAGAATATTTGTTAAAAAATACAACAAAGGTTTGTGGTTAGTGATGCATTCCGTTACTGAAAGTTTTAGAAAAAAATACAATAGCAATCACGAATACGCAGGACACCCCATACCTTTAGCAATGTCTGATGTAGAGGGTGGTAATGTTTTTGGTAATAGAACAGATGATTTTTATACAATTCATAGAATGACACAACACGAATCAAGATGGATATATACAGAGCTTCATTGTAAGAAAATCAAAGATCACGATTTAGGTTGTAAGCCGACACCTTTCGATAGTCCACTTATTCTGGAAAGCATAAAGAACAATGTAGGATATAAACTAGGAGACAAAGACATACACAGACCAAACATCATAGAACAATTAAGAATGCCATTTTGAAAACACAAGTAGAGATAGCATACGAAAGACACGAAAAGTGGATGGAGATTACAAGAAGTTTTGGTGGTTTGAGAGAAACAGAGGTTGAGGATATAGTGCAAGAACTATACCTATTGCTGATAAAAAATACACAAAAAGGAATAGACTTTAGTTATGGAGATTGCGATATTAATTACTATTACTGTTTTAGAATATTAAGAGGTTTGTATGTTGACCTGTTACGAAAAAAAATGAAAGTAACTTACACGACTTTAGAGAATATACAAATAGAGGATGAGGGTACAGTAAACTATGATGAGGTGTATAGAAAGATACAACAAGCTCTGAAAGAAATATATTGGTACGATGCAAAGGTATATGATATTGTAAGTGGTGGAGAAAGCATAAGCGAACTATCAAGAAAAAGTCAAATAAGTTATTACTCACTTTACAATACTTTTAGAAACGTTAAGAAAAAACTGAAAGAACTAATATGATACATTCTTTATTGAGCAGATTAGGAATTGAAGTTTGGAAAGATATACCAGAGTTTGAAAATTATCAAGTTAGCAATTTAGGTAATGTTAGAAGTTTAAATTTTAATCATACAGGTAAAAGAAAAGTTTTGAAGAAAAATATTTATCAAAATAGATATACAGTAGGTTTATATAAACAAGATGTGAACAATTTAAAATCACCAATAGCAGTTCTAGTAGCTCGAGCTTTTTTAAATCATAAACCTTGTGGAAATAATTTGGTTGTTGACCATATAGACAATATTAGCACAAATGATAAACTTTATAACTTACAAATAATTACACATAGAAAAAATTTAACAAAAGATAAAAAAAAAGGCACATCTAGATATGCTGGAGTGTATTGGGACAAAAAAAGTAACATATGGATAAGTCAAATTTCTGTAAGTGGCAAAAAAAAATACTTAGGCAGATTTAAAAGTGAACAAGAAGCATCAGAGGCATATCAAAAAGAATTAAAAAGATTATGAAACTAGGAGATAAAGTAGAATACATAATAAACATCATTACATTAGGTAAAGGCAAAGACATAGCACAATGGATCGCAATAAAATTAGGATATGAAGATTGTGGGTGTGATGATAGAAAAAATTGGTTAAATGAGATCACAAGAACTAGAACAAAAACTAAACAAAGAAGAATATCAAAAGTGGACAAAATTCAAAGGAATTAAAAGCAGTCAGATCAACAAACAAGAACAAGAGTTGATTGCATCTTTACATTCTAAATATTTCTACCACAATTTCTATTTGCCCTGTGGATGTTCTCCAAGAACTTGGAATCAATGGATAGCAGACATAAATAAATTATACGCAGGTGGGGTTAGAAACAATTAATAGATTTGAAAAGATAGTAGTAAAGTTCTTGAATGAGTTTGAGGATTGGAACTTAAAATGGTCAGAGGGTAAGTTTGAGCATTATGATGCATCAGGCACGACACCAAAAGGACATAGATGCGTTATGGAGATGAAGTTTAGAAACAAATACTATGAAGAAAAACTATTGGAAAAATACAAGTATGACAAACTTATGGAGATGGATAGTGAGATTGTCAAGCTCTATTTTGTATCTGATCCCAAAGGCACTTATTTATATTGGATTAATTATATAGATATGCCAGAGGTCAAAGAGTTATATTGTCCTGATACTACATTCTGGACTAAAAAGAAAAAACTAAAAGAGGTGTATTTACTCACAGAAGATATGGCATCAATCGTACACAAAGAGTAGTTATTAGATATTGTCAATTATTATTTGTATATTGTCAATAAAATTATAATTATGTACTACAAATGCGAAACAAAAGAAAAATTAAATTCATACTTAGATAACCCTGATTTTGTCATCTACGATGTTTATGGAGATAAACCTAATTCAAAGACCTACAAACTTGGTTTGGGTAGTTGGGTTGTATCAGGATATTTTAAGTCTGAATATAACTAGGTTTGTTCGCATGGCGAACATAACCCTTTAACTTAAAAATAAAATTATGGCAAAGAATAATCATTTTCCAATAGAAAATAAAGTTACTAATGATTGTAGAAAAAAAATACAAGAGGAAAAGGTAATAGAATTTTTAAAAGAGAACAGAATAATATTAGCACAACTTGGATATGAGATCACAAAAAGAGAAGTATCTGACATATCTGAATGATAATTATTTCTACGAGATTGGATATATAAAAAAAGAAAGCAATATGAAAAAACAATACAGAAGCAATCAGGGCAGAAGTCCTGAAAAAGAAGAACAAACATATCAAACACTAAAACTTGCATTTATACTATTTGTTGTATCAATGAGTGCGTATTTATTTATGAGCTTATGGATATAAAAGAGAAGCAAGAGTTTGAATTGGCATTCAATTATATAGGTCAAGCGATGGCAACTGCTTTTGAGAAAGCAAGTCCAGAAAGAAAAAAACAGATTGGTTTGTTTATAAGTTGCATCAACAAGATGTATAAGTACACCAACAGAATAGAAACAGAATTAATATTAAAACAAACGAATAATGATACAACTTTTGGACGGAAAAAATTACTCCAAGAAAGAATTGCTCAAAAAAATGGTAGATGATACATTCTACTATGGAGAACTAAACAAATTAGCTTTGAGCAGTTCATCACTTAAACTGTTACTATCAAGTCCAAAGACTTACAAGTATGTTACAGAATATGGTAGTCCAGAAACACAACCATTGAGGGATGGTCGTTTGGTACATCAGGCGATCCTAGAGCCACAAAAATTTAGCGAACAGATATTTGTAAACGTATCTTCCAAGAACACAAAGACATACAAAGAAGCAAGAGAAAAATATGGAGAGGTATATACAAGAGTAGAAAAAGAAAACGCAGAGAAAATCGCAGATGCTTTTTTAAAGAATGAACACGCATTGAAACATATTACAGACTGTGAGTTCGAGGTATCTGCAATAGGTACGATACAAGGTTATCCATTCAGAGGTAAAGCAGATGTATTGAGAAAAGATGGCATTGTAGATATAAAGACCACAACAGACATAAAAGGTTTCCCATATTCAGCAAAGAAATATTCTTA